GTGAGCCATACATGGTCAATATAGATACATGTAACGAAGCATTACCTAAACAACAAAAAGATTTAGGATTAGAAATTAAACAGAGCAACCTATGTTCTGAGATTACTCTTCCTACTAACGAAGAACGAACAGCAGTGTGTTGTTTGTCTTCTGTAAACTTAGAATACTTTGATGAGTGGAGTGAGAACCCTTTGTTCATTGAAGACTTAATAACTATGTTGGATAATGTACTTCAACATTATATAGATCATGCAGTAGACACAGACAGTCTAGGAGAATACAATGCAAATTTTAAAAGGTTTAAAAAACACATTAAAGAAGGCAGGGAAGGCTTTACTAAATCTGCCTATTCGGCTTATAGAGAAAGGTCACTTGGTCTTGGTGCGATGGGATTTCATTCGTATCTCCAATCACGCAACATTCCTTTTGAAGGTATCTTCGCTACGGGCTTTAACTATAAAGCGTTTAAATATATTAAGACACAGGCAACCCGAGCTTCTGAAAGACTTGCAGAGGATCGTGGAGAAGCTCCTGATGTCAGTGGTAGTGGCAGGAGGAATGCTCATCTACTCGCTGTTGCACCTAATGCTAGTTCTAGTATTATATGTGGTGGTACTTCTCCTTCGATTGAGCCATATCGTGCTAACGTTTATACGCACAAGACTCTCTCAGGTTCGTTCCAAGTTAAGAACAAATACCTAGAAGAAGTCTTACAAGATAAAGGGTTAAAGAAAGATGAGTTGATTGCTTTGTGGAAAGACATTGCAGGTAACGAAGGTTCAGTACAGCACCTTGATATTCTTACAGATGATGAGAAAGAAATATTTAAGACTGCTAATGAAATAGATCAGATATGGATTGTTGAACATGCATCTAAACGTCAAGAGTTTATTTGCCAAGCACAGTCAGTTAATCTTTTCTTTACACTTCCAAAAGCTACCGAGCCACAAGAAGTACACGATGAGTACATGCAATATGTTAATGATGTACACTGGTATGGAATGAATAAACTAAAGTCTTTGTATTACTTTAGAACTAATGCTGCTCGTAATGCAGAGAATGTAAACACTAAAGTACAACGTATAAAATTAGACGATGCTGAATGTATCGCATGTGAGGGATAGATGAAACAATCAGAATTTAAATATATATTCAGACCTGAATTTGAAGGCTTTACAATTAGAATGTGGTTAGATTATTGTGATGAACACAGAGACCCATTCTCAAAAACAAAAGATTACGCAGGATACGTAATTGAAAATTTAAAATATTTAGTTAAGAGATTTAACAAGGAGAAAAAATGAGTTGCTTATTATACCAAGCTTTAGAAATAAAATACCAAG